ACTTTTGGATGGGGTAATTACTCGCCAGGTGTTTCATTCATGATGCAACCAATGTTTGATGACTTATTAAGATTACAAGCAATTGAATTTAATGATTATATTAGAAAATCATCATATGGATTCCATATAGATGGACAACGAATTAGATTATATCCATTCCCTCAAGGAAAAGATACAGGTGCAAAAGTATATTTCGATTATACATTAGAAAGTGAAAGTAAATCACCAATTGCAAATTCAAATGTTGTAAGTGATTTATCAAACGCACCATTTGGAAGATTAACATATACTAATATCAATAGTGCAGGTAAACAATGGATTGCACGATACGCATTGGCATTAGCAAAAGAAATGTTAGGTGCTATCAGAGCTAAATTTAGTTCTATTCCTATACCAGGTGCAGATGTAACACTTGATGGGTCTGATTTAAGAAATGAAGCTTCGGCTGAAAAAGAAACTTTGTTAACTGACTTGAAAGAAATGTTAGAATCAACTTCTCGTAGAGCATTAATGGAAGCAAAAAAAGAAGAGTCTGAATACTTAGAGGAAACTTTAAACAGAGTACCAAGACCAATTTTTATAGGGTAATTTATGGCATTGTTCGGTGGACAAAGAGATATGAGTTTGTTTAATAAATTGAACAAAGAACTCATTAATGATATAATTGATACAGAAGTGTATTACTATATGGTTGCGATTACTGAAACCAAATCTAATTTATATGGTGAGGGTGACAATAAAGTATTTCACAATCCAATAAAAATACCATGTTTAGTAGAAAGAAATCAAGCAGCACAAATATCTGATGAGTTTGGACAATCATATTCTCGTGAAGTTCAGTTTAAGTTTTTAAGAGATACATTAAAAGAAAAAGATTTAGTACCTGCAGTTGGTGATATTGTACAATGGAATAATGAATATCATCTAATAGACGCATCATACTCATATCAATACTTTGCAGGAAAGAATCCTCAGTATTGGGATGGTGGTGATGCTCAAGGTTTAAATGTATCTATTATATGTGATAGTCATGTTACAAGACAAACAAGTATTAAATTAGTAGAAACAAGATTCGGTAATTCAAACCAAAATGATAACGAAGTACCAATGGGACTATAAACGATGGCAACTAAATACAGAAATACAGACAACTCGAAACCTCAGATTATACAAACACAATCTTCTACATCACCTGACCCTATATTAAATAAAGCAAAGCAGTATAGAAGGGATAAGGATAATGTAAAAAATGTAAGTGTTGGTATTTACGATATCGATTCTGCATTTAAAAACTTTTTAGAAAAGGATGTAAGACCAACTGTTGAGGATGATGGAAGATTTTATCCTGTTCCTGTAATGTATGCATCACCTGAAAAGTGGGCAAGTGCACAACGAGATGGGTTTATGAGAGACGAAAACGGAATGATGTTAACTCCCGTTATTGTTTTTAAAAGAGATAATCTATCAGTAAACACCGATTTAGCAAAATTAAAAGTTGCACAAAACGAAGATACACATCAGTTCTTTGAAAGAAAGTACAATAAACTTAATAAGTACGACCAATTTGCAATACTGACAGGAGAAAATCCAAAGAAAGAATTTATGTCAGTTGAAAGACCTGATTATGTTGATTTACAATATGAAGTGATAGTTTGGTGTGACTATATGGAACAAGTTAACAAAGTTGTAGAGCAAATTGTATTTTTCCAAGGTCGTTCTTTTGGTGAAAGATATAAGTTTGTAATAAAAGGTGATTCTTACTCATTTGAAACAATGTCCGAGATGGGTCAAGATAGAATTACTAAAGCAACAATATCTTTAGTAACTAAGGCTTATATCGTTCCAGAATATGTCGGACTAAACAACAATACTAAACGAACAGTATCGATTGGAAAAGTTTCATTTTCAGAAGACCCAAGTCTTTCTGGCATTAAAATCTCTAAAAAGAGTGGTAATGAATAATTTTTCCATATTTATAAGTGTAGTAAATAAAATTAATATGTTATGGCAGAAAAAGAAATAAAAAGTTTTTCGGAAGAAGAAGTTAAAAAAATTACGGAAATTCAAAGTAAAACTCTATCAATTACATCAAGGTTAGGTGAGATTGAAATTGGTATTCAAAACATGGAAGCCCAATTCAATGAAATGAAACTTGAAAAGAACACTTTGATGGAATCTTACAGAGAATTATCCAACGAGGAAAGAGAATTAAGTGTGGAGTTGAGAGCTAAATATGGTGAGGGAACTTACGATGTGGCTACAAATACTTTCACACCTAACAAATAAGTATTCGTTTTGGAAATTTTTGGAGTATTTATATAAAGGTAAACCCAAAGATTTAATTTAGGAGAAAATAATGGCAGAAAGAATTGTTAGTCCAGGTGTATTCACAAGAGAAAAAGACCTCTCATTCTTACCACAAGGTATAGGAGAGATAGGTGCGGCACTTATAGGACAAAGTATAAAGGGGCCTGCATTCGTACCAACACAGGTAGAGTCCTTTCAAGAATTTCAACAAGTATTTGGTGGTTTGACAGAAGATTCATACCTACCTTATACTGCACAATCATATTTAGAAGACGCAGGAACTGCGACTATCGTAAGAGTATTAGGACAGAGTGGTTATACTGTTGAACCTTTAGTATTAAAGATTAGTGGTTCAGTAGCAGCAGTAATTCACCCTACTACAAAAGTACCTTTCGGTGGTGTTGCAAACTCAACAGGTTCATTTGATAGGTCACTTGTAACAAACTTGAGTGGTTCAGCAGCTTCACCAACACCAGATGTTTCGGCATCTAACTTCGCACTTTATATGAGTGCATCGGGTGCAGTAACAGGTTTATCAGAGTCAGCAGTACTTGCAATAGCAACCGCATCATTAGACCCAAGCGCAGTAAACTACATTGGAAAAACACTTGGTTCATCTCCTAAAAATGGTTCGGAATTTGGTTACCTATATATGAACTTCAATTCATTCCAATCGTCATCTTTCGCAGCTGACCCTAATTGTAATGTAGAAGTTGATACATTTAGAAAAACTGACTATACAAAAGCATACCAAGAAGCTTCAACACCTTTCATCATATCACAAGATGTATCAGGTACAAGTAAAAACTTATTTAGATTCCACACATTGTCACATGGTACTTCGACAAACTACGAATTTAAAATTGGTATTAGAGATATTAAACCAGCAAATGAAGTTCCTGGTTCTGAGTACGGAACATTTAGTGTTATCCTACGAAGAGTAGATACTTCTAAAATTGCTAATTCTATATTTGGTCAAACTGTTCAAGATAGTGATGTTAGACCAAGTATTATAGAAGAATTTAGTGGACTTAACTTAGACCCTAATTCACCTAACTACATTAAAAGAGTTATTGGTGACAAGTATATTACTGTTGATAACAATGGTAAAGTTACTTCAAATGGGGATTATCCAAACGCATCTGTAAACATTAGAGTAGAAGTAAATAGTGATATGGATGGTGGAGCACTTGATGCAAGTCTTGTTCCTTTCGGATTCGCAGCAGTTAAGTCACCTATACATAGTGGACATAATTTACCAAGTCCTACATATGTAACAGACCAGTCAATTGCAAATGAATTTAACAAAAGAGCATTCTTAGGTTATTCATTCGACTTTACAAATACAGATAACTTAAACTACTTAAACCCAATTCCAGACTCAAGTTCTGAAACTGTTGGAACTAAGTTCTTATTAAGTCAATGTACTTCTAATGGAGCAGCAATTGCACTAAACGATGGTCTTATAGACAATAAAAAATTCTTAGTACCATTCCAAGGTGGGTTCGATGGATTCGCACCAAACAGAACAGTACTAACAGGAACAAACATTGTTGCAGGTAATATGCAAGGATTGGATTTATCATCAGCAACCGCAGGTGGTACAATCGCAATGAGAAAAGCTATTAGCGCAATGTCAAATCCTGATGAATATGATATGAACCTATTAGTATTACCAGGTGTAATCAATAGACTACACTCTTCAGTAACTACTTTTGCAAAAGATATGTGTGAAGACAGACAAGATGCATTCTTCGTAATGGACGCAGGTTCTTACACAGATTCAATCTCAACAGTAGTTAACTCACTAAGTTCATTCGATTCAAACTATGTCGGAACTTATCACCCATGGTGTAAGATTCTTGATACAGACAAAAATAAACCAGTCTGGGTACCACCAAGTGTTGTATTACCAGGTGTTATCGCATTTAATGACGCAGTTGCTGAACCATGGTTCGCACCCGCAGGTTTAAATAGAGGTGGTTTATCAAATGTAATCGAAGTTAAGTCAAGATTGACTCATGACGAGAGAGATACATTATACGAAAATAGAATTAACCCAATCGCTACATTCCCTGGACAAGGTGCTACGGTATTTGGTCAGAAGACACTTCAAGCTAGACCTTCAGCTCTTGACAGAATTAATGTAAGAAGATTACTAATCGCATTGAAGAAGTTCATCGCATCATCTTCAAGGTATTTATTGTTCGAAAATAATACGGCAGCAACAAGAAACAGATTCCTAAGTATAGTTAACCCTTACTTAGAATCAGTACAACAAAGACAAGGTCTTTACGCATTCCGAGTTATTATGGACGAATCAAACAATACACCCGATATTATAGATAGAAACATCTTAAAAGGAGAAATCTTTATTCAACCAGCGAAAACTGCAGAGTTTATAGTACTTGATTTCAATGTACTTCCAACTGGCGCAGCGTTCCCTGAATAAAAAATAAAATAAAGACTATTTATTAGAAAGAGAAAACGGAGAATTAAATGGCACAATTATTAGACCCAAATGAAATAATGTTCACCAACTTTGAACCTAAAATGTCAAATAGGTTCATCATGTACATCGAAGGAATTCCTGCATACTTGGTGAAAACGGCAGCCAGACCAGAAATAAACAATGGTAAAGTTACCATCGACCATATCAATGTTAGAAGATATGTAAAAGGTCGTTCTGAGTGGCAAGATTTAGCAATCACTTTATACGACCCAGTCGTACCTTCCGCTGCACAAGCAGTAATGGAGTGGGTAAGACTACATCATGAATCTGTAACAGGTAGAGATGGATACTCTGATTTCTATAAGAAAGATATCACATTTAACAGTTTGGGTCCTGTTGGTGATAAAGTAGAAGAGTGGACACTTAAAGGTGCATACATTCAATCAGCTAATTTCTCAGACATGGATTATGCAGGAGAAGATTTAGCAACAGTAGAAATGACACTTACTTACGATTACGCAATACTACAATACTAAATACGGATTGTAATAAAAATTGAAACAAGAAACCCACCCCATAAGGTGGGTTTTTTAATTTAATTTACATATTTATTAAAGGTTAACCAAAAAGGAGAGAAGATATGGCAAAATTAATAGTTAAAAGAATTGAAGACAATATTGTCGAGTGGATTGGTGATGATTCATATTGTACTTGGGAAGACAAGGACAATGGTGAAGAAGCTGCAACACATTTTACAATCAAAGAAGCAAATGAAGATTGGGGACTCCCAATTAATGGCTTCGATTATGGTGGAAGAGAAAAAATTACCTATGATGGTGATTTACCAGATGGATTTGAATGTGGTGTAACTACACTAACAGGAACCGAAGGTAGTTATACTTGGGGATAATCCAAAATCTATTTTAAAATCTTAAAGTCTCATTATTAAAACAATTTTGAGACTTTTTGTATTAATAATAGTCCAGTTACATATATATTATAGTACAGTACAACAAAAAAAGATATAAAACGAGTTTTATTATGGCAAAAGAACGATTAGAAGATGAGTACCCAGTTTCCGACAAGGATATGGTACAAAAAGCTATCAAAGACCACGAACAAAGAGAAGTTCGTGACTATAAGTTCCCTACGGAAGTTATAGATTTACCCTCAAAAGGACTTATATACCCAAAAGACAACCCACTATCAAGTGGAAAGGTTGAAATGAAGTATATGACCGCAAAAGAGGAAGATATCCTAACCACACAATCATATATTAAAGACGGAACTGTTTTAGACAGATTATTTCAGTCATTAATCGTTGGTAATGGTGATGGTGAAACAATTAAATACATAGATTTAGTTACAGGTGATAAAAACGCAATTATGATTGCTGCAAGAGTACTTGGGTATGGTAAAGAGTATAAGGTTGAAATTGACGACCCAACTATGCCAGGTACAAAGCAAAAAGAAAACATCGACCTTACTCAATTCCAAAATAAGGATTATGAGGGTGAAAATCAAGTAGAACCACATAAAAATGAGTTCGAATTCACTTTACCAACCTCAAAGAGAAAGGTTACCTTTATGGCGATGACCGAATCTAAAGAAAGAAAAGTTAAACATCAAGTAGAAGCAATTAAGAAGGCAAATCGTAAATTAAAAGATATGACTTCAAGAGAGTTAACTACAAGAATGAAAAATATGATTCTTTCAGTAGATGGGTCAGATGACCAAAAAGACATCAATCATTTCGTGGACAATGAATTATTCGCAGTAGATTCAAAGGCACTCAGAGCGTATATCAACCAAAGTGTTCCCGATATTGATTTAACATTTGAATTTGTATCTGAGGAGACCGGGGAAGAGAGAGAAATGCAACTGCCTATGGATGTCGGGTTTTTTTGGCCTTCCGAGTGATTATAGAAAGCATTTACATTCTCAAATTTTTGACCTCATATATCATGGAAATGGTGGGTTTAGTCACACCGATGTCTACAATATGCCTGTTTGGGCGAGAAACTTCTATATCGGTAAGATAATAGAATTCAAACAAGAAGAAAAAAAGGCACATGATAAAGAAATGAGAAAAATCAAGTCAAAAACACCAAGAAAATAATAGTAGTATAAGAACCCGACATATTTGTTGGGTTTTTACATATTTATAGAATATAACAAAGGGATATTATATGAAAACCATCAAAGCAACTAAATTAAGAGAGGTCTTATCTTCCAAAGGAGTAGATGAGGGTTTTATTGATAGAATCTTTCACAGAATAGAAAAGGCTAAAACCGATAACAAACTTAAACAGATTGAAAAAGACATTGAAAGGTCTAAACAAAAAGTGAAAGACATGAGTTCAGAACAAGAGAAGATACTTATCCAAACATATGGTTCTTTGGATAAAGTTCCTCCTGGGATGAAACAAACATTCGGAATTAAATAACTTTAGGGTTCTAAATGGCAGATGATTATAAAAAGATTGAAGAGTCATTTCTTGGCGCTAGAAATTACGCCAATGAATTAGCCGACATTCTTGGTAAAGCAGGAAAGAATACCAAGGCTGCAAATGAGTTTGCCTCAAAATTAGCAGACAATCTTAAATCACAAACAAGTGCCGCCGATAAACTAAACGCAGCAGTTGAAGCTAGAAAAGACTATATAGAAGAAACTGTAAAGAGTGGTAAATTCCTAAATAAAGGATTATTAGCACAATTAGACTCTCAAATTAAACTTCTTGATATTGAAAAAAAGAAAGAAGTAGAAGTTCAAAAACAAGTAGACAAAGCAAAAGAATACGAAGATTTACTTAAAGACCAAAACGATAAATTAAAAGAATCATTAGGATACTCATCAGAACTTGCAGACTTGTTTATGGCAGGTGGTGTAATGGCTCTTGGTGCAAAAGCATTTACTGAAGGTATTGGTGCAGCAAAAGAAGCATTTACTGGAACTTATGATACTGCATTGGATTTATATAAGACAATGGGTCTATCAGCAAATGAAGCAGCAGGATTAGCTTCAAGTATTCAAGGTGCATCGATGTTCTCACTAACAGTAAGTGCAGAAGATGCGGCAGCAGCTGCAACGGCAATGAGTGACGCATTTGGAACAACTCAACACATAAACTCAGAAACATTAAAAGATGTAGCAGAACTATCCAACTTATTAGGTGATGGTGCTGGTGCAGTCGCAATGCAACAAATATTTGAACAAGCAGGTGCTGACGCAAGTGATATGACATCTGAGATAAAAGACATCGCAAGTGGTGTCGGTGTCAACGCATCCGCAGTTTTAAAGGATATGGCAAGTCAACAAAACCAAATGTTGGGGATGTCAAAAGAAGAAATTAAAGTATTAGCAAAAAAATCAGCAGAACTTGTTAAACAAGGAATGTCAATGGATAAACTAAATGCGGTATCTGACAATATGTTAGATATAGAAGGTAGTATCCAAAAA